AATTCTCTAAACCAAGCACTTGACTGGCTTGTTACCTCTTTTTGGTCTACGCTTACATTAAAAGCACAATTTGTACTACAAGCAAATGCAACATCCACCTCTGGGTCTACATCTGTTCTATGCCAATAAAGCATTACGTTTTTACCATTTACTGCTGCCATATTACAAATTTAATCAATTATCCGAATGTTTCTAATATTTCCCCAGCACCACTTATTCTGTATGCTTGGAAGTAAGTATCTGTTACTAAAACCTTCCACCAAATATTTGCACCATTAAATCCAACAATTAACAATTCACTTTGATAGAAGAAATCTCCAACAGAAGGAACACCAGCTTGTTCTAAATAAACTAAATTACTTGTTAAAGGTGCAGCAAGAGCAGCTTCTTTAGTTATGTAACCATTAGACCTAAAGTGTGCAAATCCTGTAACCTCTGTTGGTAAGCTATTACTATCATAAATAGTAGTCATTGTAGTTTCTACATTCTCTGGGTTAATATCTAATAAAGTAGCCGTAATAATATCATTAGGTAAATCCATTGTTGAATTACCTATTATGTATTTCTTATTATTTACACTTATTTGTGCTGGGTCTAAATCACTTGCCGTTATTCTCATTGCACCACTAAATCTACCATCAGTTGTTTCCATACTCATAAAAGAAGCATCCAAGTTTATAATGTTTTTATTTAAGCAGTTTGAATATTGCTTAACCACTAACTCACTTAGGCTTCTATAAGTATCTGTTAGATATTCTTGCCTGTACCAATTCTTTAAGTTTAAACCTGTTGAATCGCTTAAAAATCCTCTATATGAAAAGAATCCATCATTAATATCATTAAATCCTAATGGAAGGTCAATCTCTAAAACATATTCATTTGAATCGTTTATAAAACTCTCTGTTGTTACTTGCTTAAAGTATGTTTCAACAGTTAATTGAAAGTTACTTGCCTCAATTGAACCAACAGTTGATTTCCAATAAGGAGCAGAATTATCACATATTATTAACTCAATAGTTAAATCACCACCTATTGGTAACAAAGGCATAATCAATTCTAAATTTGCTTTAGGGTCTGTTGAACTAAATGGATAAAAATAATAATGGTCATTAAATGTTGTATTTACCCATTGTTTATTGTTATCTAAAAATACAGAACTAACTCCATCATCAACTAATATTTTAAGAATAAATAAAGCATCTGGTCCACTTGCTGGTACTCCTAATCCAGCTACATCCATAGTTAACTTTAATACATCACTCGTATTTACTTTTGGTAAATTTATTGGTCTAACCAATGCAGTATATGGACTTGAAATCGAATACTCCATAATAAAAGAATTATATCTTTTTTCTGGATATGACTTTACATAGATTATTCCATCTCCGTATCTTTCCTCATCCCAAGAAAAAGCATTACTTACTAATGGACTTACAAATGTATAATTCTTTAAATCCCAGTTAGTAATGTAGTTACTCGGATATTCAATTACTTTATCAAATCTAATCTTATTAAAACCCTTTTTAATTAACTTAAATTGACTATTATCTACAAAATATAAACCGCTTGTGTTTGATGTAAATCCTTCAATGTTTCCTGTTGATTCATAGATTGCATCATCAAATACTGTTCCATTACTATTATAAATAGTAACATAATAAGATTCTTGTGCAAATTGAGTTAAAGGAACTATATAAAAGTTTCCTTTTGCTTGAAACAATCTTGAACCAAATGACCTTACAATATATGTTAATACTTCAAGACAATTTATTGCTTGTTGATTATCATTAACAAATGTTGCATAATTTATATATGATTGACCTAATGTGTCCGCAGCTGGGTCATCCGTTCTATTATCCATTCCATCAGCGTAAAAACTTACACCACTTACAATATCATAATCTAAAGGATATTCTAAGTTTAACAAAGCAGTCTTTATGTAAAAAATAGCCGTAAAGATATCAACTAATGTTGTATCATCAGTTATAAAAAAAGGTATTCTTTCTAATAAACCTAATCCATCAATAGCATTAAAAGCTAATTGCTTTCTACCAGTTGAAAAAACATATTGAACATTGTCGCTTAGTATCCATCCTTGCCAATCTATATTAGCACCACTTAAAACTCTAACAAAATACTTTCTATCATTTAATGTAGTAAAGTCTGGCATATTTGCCACATCATCAGTAACATCAATTGCAACACTTAAAGTACTTACATAAATAGGCTCAAAAGTATCATCTGAACGTGGTACATATTGTATTTGTAAATTAATACAAGGATATTCTATTATCTCTCCATCGTAACCATCCTCATAAATATTTACTACACTTGTAACATCTGATTTTGTTGCTGCCGTGATTCTATATTTTATTTCGTATGCCATTAACCCCTAATTATATTTAATGAAGAATTAGACCTTTGCATTGCTAAAACTAAGTCTTGTCCTCTTAATACAAATTGACCATTAGAATTAACACTATTTGTCATATTTCCTGTATTAAACGAGGTTGGTTTAGTTTGACCTAAATTAGTTGGTGCTAAATTTCTTGCAGCACCAAATGCAGAACTTAACGCACCTGTGGCAGCAAAAAGACCTTTCAATGCTGGGAAGGCTTCTAATATAGCTTGGAATATTAATGCTTGAATAACGGCAGCAGCTATTTGTTTACCTATATTAGCAAACATATCACCAATGGCTTCTAATGGCTTTTGACCAGTTTGCATAGCTTCATACATTCCCATTAATGAATTTGTTACACTACCAGAGATTGTATCGGCAAAATTTGTATATGACTTTCTTAAATCATCAATTCTCTTTTTTTCCGCTTCATCCGCATCAATAGCACTTTTATCTTTTTTAAATAAACCTTGCATATATGCACCAAAACCACCGCTTTTTTGTGTTGATTCTAATAAATCTTTAGCTTGTTTTTCAAAATATGCTTTTCTTTTATCATCTTTTGCTTTTTGTTCAGATGGTAATTCAAATAAATCTAAAGGCTCTAATCCTATTGATTTCATTTTCTCCCTAAGAGCCTTCATTTTAGCTAACTCTAAATTAAGTTGCTTATTTTCTTCTCTTGCGTAGTTTACAATAGGAGAAGGACCTTTTTTTGGGTCTGGAGTTTCAAATTCACTTACCGCTTTTACAAATTCTTTATTTTTTAATTCTGCTTGTGCAATAAGTTTGTCAAGTGTTACTAATTCAGCATCATACTTAATTCCAACACGCATTTTTTCTGCACTAACTCTTACTGCTTTAGGAAAACCAAATATAGATTCTAATTTTTCAGCTTCTTTTAGTTCAGCATTGCGTTGTGCTAATAATTGTTTACGCTTTACTTGTAATTGTTTTAATTGGTCTTCATTATTAGCTTCTTTACCAATAGCCAATTCTTGTAATGATGCTAAGTTTACTAAGCTTGTATAGTATGCTCTATCTTGACCTAATTTTGCATTTTGTATATCAGCATTTTCTTTATATAAATCTTGTAATGATTTTAATGCAGTTTTTGCAGCCGTTTGGTCTTTTCCAACAATAACATCAACTAAATTAATACCTTTTGACCTATTAGCTTGTGCTTCACCAGCAACCTTATAAACATCAGCATTAAGTTTATTTAGTTCCTCTCTAAATTTCTTTAATTCATCAGTTGGACCTTTAAAGAAATTAGAAATCTCTTTACTATATGTAATCGCTAAAGAAGAAACAACACCTAAAGCAAGTCCTATACCAGCTGGACCTGTTAATCCTGCAACCATTGATTTTAATGCAGCACTTGAACTTCCGCTTTCTTTTGATAATCTTTGAAATGATTCTAATAAAGGATTTAAGTTATTTGCAATACCAATAAATCCATAAGGAGCATCTTGTGCAACTCTTGATAAGTTTGATAAAGCATTAGTAGCATCATTTGTTGGCTTACTAACACTATTCATTTGGTTTTTAATACCAGATATTGTACCTTCTAATCCTTTTATTTGAGTGTTCAAATAATTAATCTCACCAACGTTAGTAGCCTTTTTTAAAGCACCTTGAAATTGTTTTAATAGATTTTCGGCTTTTGTTAACGAACTTTCAAAGTCGGTAGTATTAGCACCAATATTAATATTTAAATCTATAATTTCTGCCATCTTTGTTATTTTACTCCGTACAATTTAAGTGTTCTTGCCAATTGCTCATCAGTTATCATCACTCTTTCCTCATCAACATCAGCTTCATCTAAATCTGGTATGCTCCAAAAAGCCTTCATACTTTTAGGATTTTTCTCGGTTGTGGAACTTAAGTATACAATATAGGCAAGGTTTCTTGTCCTTGCCCATTCGTTTAACTCGTTTCTTTCCTTACCTAAAACGATAATGGAAAAGTCCTTCCAAGTCATATCCCAAAATTCATTTGGTCTTATCCCACATTCAGCAGCCTTAACTAAGATATCATCCCAGCTTAGCTTTGTTAGGCTTTTTTTTTTCTTCTTCCTTCTTTACACCTGTAATGGTGTGGACTGTACTTTCAACGACATATTTTAAATAGTCAATTATTTGACCTTCTTCGCTAAAAATAGAACCCACTTCATCAATCCATTCACAAGCATCATCAATTGTATATATTACTTCATCTTTCTTGCTTACACAAGAAGATTTGTAACCAATATAAACAAGCTGAACTATTATATCCAAACTTGTTTGAGCCGTTGAAAGAACTTTAAAATACTCATCAATTCCGATATTGTTTTGTTTAGTAAACTCACGCATTGACCAAGTACCCCACTTTAGGTGGATTGTGTTGTTGTTAGTCTTTAATTCGAACATAGTTTTTTATTTATTATACAGTTTCAGTTTGTGTAATAGGAGGTACACTTACTACGAAAGTTGCAGTAAATTTAACATCATCCTTATCAGCAGCATTAACATTAAAATTGCTAATGAATACTAATTGACCAGCACCACCATAAGTGATATCACCAGCAGTTGGAGCAGCTTTACCCATCTTAATTGCAAACAAAGTTTGAGCAGCGTGAACAGTATACAATTGTTGGTAACTATCCTTAGAAGGAGTACCTGTTTCATCAATTGCAAAACCTTCACACTCGAAAGATTGGTTAAAAGATTGATTTGGAGTGTATTGGTCTCCACACTTAGAAGTTGCATCAATTGTTCCTAAAGTTGATGTCAAAGAGTTAGAAGTCAAACAAGCAACAGGCTTGAATGTTCCATCATTGTTAATGTCAGCTAAGAGGATATAATCTCTACCGCTTACTTTTGTTTCTGCCATTTTATTTAATTTTAATTTTGAGTTATGGTTATGTTATATGTTATTAATACTCTAAAAACGTTATCTAAAGGGTTTAAGCCATCTAAGTTTCTAATGCTTTCTACACTTAAACTTGAAGCAGTAAAACCATTTGATAGGGTTATAACTGAATCTGAGTTTATATCATCCAACACTAAATCGCTTA